ATTTAATTTAATATAGGAAAAAAAGGATCATTTATGTTTTCAATTTTGGTTTGTATCGTAGCGTCACTTCTTGTGTTCGGTTCAATCTGGCATCTTGCACAAAAGCCATCGTGGGGTGTCTTTGCAGGCATTGTAGTATTTGTCGTTGGCATTCTGATTAGTTCGTTTACCATCATCAGCGCGGGCCACACTGGTGTACAGGTCACACTTGGTGAAGTCAACTCCGTGCCGCTGACTGAAGGCACTCACCTGGTCAATCCAATCAGTGTAATCAAAGACGTCGATGTTCGATTGCAGAAAGCAGACCTCAAAGGTGCCAGTGCGGGAACCAAGGACTTGCAGATCGTACACACTGACATTGTGGTCAATTATCGATTTGATGCTGTAAAAGTTCCGCATATCTACAAAGAGTTTGGTCTCAATGTTGATGACAAGGTTCTTGGCCCTGGTATCAATGAAGCATTCAAAAGCGTCACAGCTCACTACAACAGTGAAGAACTTGTGACCAAGCGAGATATGGTCAGTGCTGCAATCCTTGCTCACCTTGTAACCAAGATGGCACCGTTCAACATCATTGTCAGCAATGTCAGTCTGGTTAACTTTGGATTCAGTACTGCATACCAGGAAGCCATCGAAGCCAAGGTGATCAGTGCCCAACGCACGGCCAAAGCAGAACAGGACTTGGCTCGTATCAAGATCGAAGCTGCAAGTCGTGTAGCACAGGCCAAGGGCGAAGCAGAAGCTATTCAGATTCAAGCAGCAGCTATCCAAAGCAATGGTGGACAGAACTATGTACAGTTGCAAGCAATCAGCAAGTGGGATGGTAAGTTACCTGCTACCATGTTAGGCGGCGCCACGGTACCATTCGTCAACATCAACAAGTAAACTTATTAACTACTTGTTCAGTTAGCTTTACAAAAACCCGCCAAAGTTGCGGGTTTTTTGTTGACCAAATATACAAACTGCGCTATAATTAACACTTAAACAGCAACAAAGGACCGGGTCATGCGTACATACATTGCATTCTATAAAGGCCAGCAGAAGCCCATCGTAGCCGACAGTTCATATGCTGCACAACAGATGGCAGCACTGCTCTACAATGCAAAGAAAAGCTACGAAGTCACAGTGGTTCTCAGCGATGTAGAAGTTGATACTGCTGGCCTGTAATTGGCTCGGCACAGCCCGGCAGTGAGACAGAACTTACTGTTGCATAACCCGTGACCCAACAGGGTTATTGGTTGAACGATAATTGCTAACGTGCTATAATATACGTATAACAAGCAAAAAGGAATCTAATGTCAAATAAGCGTGTAACTTTAACTTTAGTAAATCTTGACATTACACAATTATCTAAGATTCGTCAGTACACGTCCGGAATGAATACTGATAGATCGTGTGTGCATGGTGCATACGGCTACGAGTTGCGCGAGCTACTTGATTCTATAATCAATGCCGGGTACGAAGACAAAGCAGTGATATTGGCTCCGGATCTAACAATTTAAATTCCCGCAGCAAAAAGGAAATCAGAATGATTGCAGTACGCGAGACTACAGTTTGGAAAGACGCTACCACTCAGCCCAATCATACATATCTCATGGATGGTGACAAAGCAGTGGCATACATCAAGTGGGGTGAAGGTGATGCATTTTACTTCAACACTCCTTTGCGTATCAGCAAGCGGGGCCGTACCTTTGCTGCACTGAAGCTCAATCCTTTTACTGCAAAACGAGAATCGCGCATGATCAAGATTGCCGGCAGCAGGGGTGCAGTGTACGAAGTTGATCCAGAAGAAAAGACCTGTTCGTGCCCGGGATACACATTCCGCGGCTCATGTAAACATATCAACGAGATTGCTGCATAATGAACTTGAACATTAAAGAACTCGGCTGGCAAGCAAACATCCATACAAAAAATCTTGAAGGCAAGATTGACACTGACTGGGCACATATGGAAAGATTTGCCAAGATGATTGTTCTTGAAACTCTGGATCAAGTTAATAAGAATATGGAATTATCTTGGATCGAAGGTGAAGCAAAAATTAAGCAGCATTTCGGAGTTAACAACTGATTAAAATTGTGCTATAATTAACACTTAAACAGCAACACACCGGAGATTGAAATGCGTGGAAAATACAGCCCAACAGTCACAACCGCATACATGCGAGATCAATCGTGGTGGGATAATTACAGTGGCAGAAATGATCCTGCTCGCATAGGGTGGAATCAATATGACCCACAAGGCTTTGACAGCTATGGCTACGACAAAGATTGCATGGATCGCGCAGGCAATCATGAAAATGATTACGCACACAATGACGGTGATTACGATTGTGACGAAGACTACAATCGCGCTTACGATCAAGCGTATAGAGAATGGGGATTTGATGGCACCAAGCCAATTGGGCGAGTGTTGTGAATATTGGAAGATATCTGCGCGGTGAACATTGCCATGTAGGCACAGCAAGAGTCACTGCACAAAAAGTTTCGAACAAAATAAATTTTTCATCAACCAAAGGAAACATCATGGGTTATTTCAGCGAACTGCATTACGATATTCAAGAGATGTTTATTGACGGGGCAGAAGTTCCAGAAATTGCTGCCAAACTAAAAATCAGTATGGGCAAGGTTGTTGCTGTACTAAATGAGTTTGGTGTAAAAACTCAGTACGAGGAACCAGCAGCGTGACCGGCGATCAAGCAGTTGGTTACGCACTGATGATTGCCGCTGTGTTTGTTGCGTGTGTTCTAGTATTCAATATCTAGACAGCGGAGTTGTCAGAAACATAACTCCATCTGGAATTGGTAGTATCCCAGAAAGCAATTGAGCCGCCTGGGGTACTGTCCGACACTGCTGCTGTCCATCCAACTTGACCAGTGACAGCGTTGATAGCTGCCGCGGTATATACTGATAATTTTACAAATCCAGTGGCTGTGATATTGGACGCAGTTACATCAGCCGAAACATCTAAATACTGCACATATGCAGAAGACCACCGTAAAGTGGCACTGCCAAAATTACGAACATTTGCAGTGTTCGGAACAACATCTACATTGGCAACAACTTTGCCTGTTCCGTTTGGGGACAATACCAAGTTACCATTGGTATTGATGGTGGAGATGGTATTGTGCAAAATTTGCACATTGGAATCTACTGGACCTGCTGTGTAGATCGCAGTGAAGTTTAGATTGGTATCGGTGAATGCAGTGCGTAAAGGATCGCCTTGCCCGTCATTTGCTGCTGCACCAGTGTCTATAATTAATTGAGCCATTTTGGAATCCTTGTTTTGCCGTTTGCATTATTTATGGCTAAATGAGATTCAAAACCACTTGCTTAATCAGCAAGATTGTTGTATACTGTAATCATGCTGTGCCAACAGCTATTTTTATTATCAACCAAAGGTATCATTTTATGCGTTTTAATACTGAGACAAAAACTTATAAGTTGTTCTCTGCTCTTCACTCAGGTGAAACATTGACTGCTAGCCAAGCTGCCAAGCGATTTGGCATCAAGAACATGTCAGCTGAAGTCAGCCGTGTTCGACAGGGCGGATTTGCTGTTTATGCAAATTCCCGCGTTGCTGGCAACGGTGTCCAGGTCACTGAATATGCAATGGGTACTCCCAGCCGCAAGCTGATTGCTGCTGGCTATCGTGCATTGTCATTGGGTCTGTAACACCCCACTCGCTGTTCAACTCAATCTGAACACATAAAAAGGCTGCTGTCCCGGTGGCCTTTTTTCTTGACCAAAATTTTTGTTAAATTGTGTTGTAAAAATGCTACATTTTTATCAGTTGACCATCAATGTCCGAACTGCTATAATGTACACATAAGCAGCAACAAGGAGTCGAAGAATGAAACTAGCATGGATTTGTTACCCAGAATACGACGACGAAGACGTGGTTATTAGATTTGAACAACCGCAGGCCTGGATGGGATACCGTCAAGTTGTACAGATTGTTTATTCGGAGATCAAAGAATGATTTTATCCACTTACATCTTGGTGATATGGACAGTGGTTGCCAGCAGTGGTGCTGCAGGATTCAAAACACATGACTGGCGACCAATCGGAGAGTTTCGCACAGATATCTGGACCAAAAGTATATCTGCCAAGGAAATGTGCGCCGCTGCTGCAAAAGAACTCAAGCTGACGTCTGACAAATATCGCTGTATACAGAACTCATAATATGAACAACCCAATTGCAGATCCATATAGTATGAATCAACACATGCAACAGCTATACGACATCGTGATAGAAGACGCTGGCTACACTGAGATAACTGGAAATTATATATCAGAAAAGTTCGCTAAATTGATTGTGAAAGAATGTGCTCAGATTGCAAAAGACTCACAGGACTGGTATGCTGATAATAACCCGTCGGGAATAGTCAACACTGACATCAGTGCAAAGATTAAACATCATTTTGGAGTTGAATAATGAACGAACGAATTAGAGAACTTGTCAGAGAGTCCGGGTTGGATGACGCCGATTTTCCTATTGAGGATTGGGACAATGTTCCTCTAGCAAAGTTCGCCGAGTTGATTGTGGCTGAATGTTTAGATGTGATAGCATTGCGGATATATCTTGGACCCGTGGAACTGTGCAGGCAAGAATGCAAAGCTGTTGCAGTAGAGATTAAACAACACTTCGGGCTTGATGATTGGCTCAAAGATTTTAGAGCTAAACCTAAATGAACGAACATATTAAACTACTTGCTGAACATGCAACTTGCTACACCATGTCATGGATTGACATAGATGGTGTCAGTACACCCCTTGAGCGAGGTGAAATATTTGACAAAGAACTGTTCGCCAAGTTGATTGTGAAAGAATGTGTCGGTGTTGTAGAAGGCGGCAGTTTCTTACACGATCAAGCACCCACTGCTG